CCCTCATCCTAGAAGCCCCCGAACATCTGGTTTTGCTGCTGGCGCGGATAAAGAGTGACGCCTCCGATGGCGGCTGGGACGCCGGTCTTCAGCGCCTCCTGCAGCCTGCCTGCCCATCCCTCGCCGCCGTTGGCGGCGGCGAGCTGGCGCAAGTTCCAGAAGTCCTGCCGCTGCGAGCCGAACTGATCGGCAAAGGCCTGATCGCGCCGCGCCAGCGCGCCAGCCGCCTGCCCGATGCCCGCATTCTGGGTGAAGAAGGGATTGTCGCCGACGGCGTCGAGCATGCCTTGGGTGGCCGTGCCAGCCCCCGGCTTCGTGTAAGCAGGACCGGCGAAGCCAGTGTTCGCCCTGACCATCTGATGGTCGCCAGCATCGCTTGGCTTGGCGGCTCCAATCGCAGCGAGCAGCCCATCGCGGTCTTTCAGCTTCGGCGCACCGTCAAAATTCAGGACTGCAAGGCCGCCATTGGTTGAGGTGACGTGCGGCAAGCCGAAGGGCTCGCCTGCCGCCGAGAGGGCGTCGATCTCCGGTCGCGTGGCCTCCCGGTCGAGCGGCACGAACACGGCGTTCTGCGCGCCGGGGACCTGCTTCGTCCAAAGCTTGTTCCAGCCGCCGCCCTCCTGCGCATTAAACACCGAACGCAGATACTCGGCGGCGGTCAGGAACTTCTGCACTCCCGGCGGAACATCCTTCGTCCCCAGCGGGCCGCCGCCGATGGCGGGGTTCGCTTTGGTCGAGATGTTGAAGGGGACCGTCGGCCGCGCGATCCGCGCCGGGTTCGTCTCATCCTTCCAGACGCCTGTGGCGCTAAGTGTGGGCAGCGTCGGCACGCCCAGGCCGGTCTTTTCTCCGCTCGAATTGACGACGCGCCCGCCGCCGTAGATCACGTCGCGCCCGCTGGCGTCGGTCCACGGGTCATTCGCGGAGAAGGCCGTCCTCTGGTCCGCTGTCGCGCCCGCCGCGCCGGGAAGATGGCCACTCTCGACCAGCGATCCTCCCGGCCATTGCTCGTAGGTCGCCGCCGCCGCGTGCTTCGGATAATAGTCCGCGCCCGACATGGCCGCTTGCTCGAATGGAATGCCGAGATCTTCCGCCTTCTGGGTCACCCACGGCACGGCTTGGATCTGCTCGCCGGTCCAGTCCGAGCGTCCGCCGAGGTTGGCCTTGTTGGCGCGGTCGGCGGTGAGAGCCGTCTCGTAGTCGAGGAAGCGATGCTGCGTCTCGCCAGCCGAGGGGTCCACGCCTTCAGCGCGGCCGGGATAGCCCCATAACTTCAATTGGCGGAAGTCGTTGACGCCGGTCGCGTTCTTGAACGGCGGCTGGTTGGGGTCGATCTTGGCCGCATACTCTTCGGTCTTGTCGCCGAACTGCATGAGCGAGGGGTCGTTCGCCTCGATGGCGCGGTCAATCGCCCGCGACTGCGCTCCCCAGTGAGCCACCTGAGGAGAGCCAGCGGCGCGCGACACGGCCTCCTTGACCGCAAAGGCCGTCTCGCTCTCAGGCGACACGCCTGCGGACAGCGAGCCTTGCAGCTTGCTCAACCAAGCGTTGGCGACCTGATCGCCGCCGGTCGCCTGATCAATTCCGCCGCGAGCGCGGTCGTACCAGTCCGCGCCGCCGAGATGCTGGGCGATGTAGTCGTCCACTTGAGCGCGGCGCGCTTGAAGGTCAGCGTAGCCGCCAATGTCTGGAGGGGCGCCGACGTAGCCGCCACCTTTAACCGGGACGAGATGCGCCTCGGTTTGCGCCTGCTTGACGCCCTCGGCGACCGGCATGTTGCGGATGTCGGGCGCGATGTCGGTCAACGCCCGGCCGCCGCCGGTCGCGATCTCGGTGGCGCTCATTGGCGGCCCTTGATTGTGACCGATCCCAGGAGCGACAGGCGCAACCTCCTCGGCGGCCCTGGCGCCGGTCGCGATCTCCTCGGCGGTCCTGCCTCTACGCGCAGCCGCCACGGCCAGCGGCGCGGCTGCGAGGCTCGGCGCGACATGCGCCATTCCCGTCGGGCTCATGGAGGGCATCTCAAGGTAGGACTGGACATCGCGTCCCAGGCCTTCCGGGTTCGGCACGCCGAGCTTGCCGGCGCCGTAGCTGACCACGTTCCCGGCCGCCTCCGGCGCAGCCGCCATGCCGCCGAAGATCGCGTTGCCAAGAACATCGAAGGGATGGGTCGCGCCATAAGCGAGGTCGGAGCCGACGCGCGCCGCGCCGCGCTTGATCCTCGGCAGGTTGGCGAAGATCTGATCGTCCCAGCCCGCCATCAGACGCGCCCCTGCCAGACGCGGAAGGGCGCGGCCTCAGAGGAGTTGAGCCACCGCGCCCAGGCAGGCTCGTCCCACTGCTCATGGATGCTGCGCTCGTAGACCTCGATGGGGATGCGGGCGAGGAGCTTGTTCACGCCATTGTGAGACATGGTCGAGCGGTCGCGCTCAACGCTGTCGAGGATCTCGTCGAGCTGCTGCTCGGTGTGGACGACGAAATCGTCAGGGCGTTCGTCGTCGGTGATGAGCGTGCGCCGCACGCCATCCGCGTCGCGGTAGGTCGTGCGGCGTTCGGTCACTTCGTGATGCCGTTGAACAGGATGTGGGCCAGGGGATTGCGCATCTCCAGGCCCCACTCGCAGACGATCATGCGCGTCTCGGCGTCGCCGGTTCGCGCCATCAGGAACTGTCGGAAGGCCCTGAAGAACGCCACGGCGGCGTAGTCGGGGTCGATCAGCAATCCGATGTCGGGCGCGAGCCAGCGCGACGGCGCGACCTTCACCCGGCCGAAGTCGGTGGCGATCACGTCGATGGTCGAAACGACCTCGGTCTTGCCGACCAGGACCTGCGACGTCGAACGTCCGGTGAAGGTGGAGATGGTGCGCTTCGGGCCCGGCGGGACGATCCACATCGTGGGCGAGCCGCCGTTGACATAGGCCTGCTGCATCGCGTCGCCGAGCATCGCCTCGGTGATCGGGACCGGCGCTCCGGGCGCCGGGAAGGCGTCGGTGGCGGCGACCGGCAGGCCGGTGATGACGGTGCCCGGCGCAATCGCTGCGGCGGTGTTCGAGTTCTTGTCGGTCGCCCGGCCGAGCCAGTGCGAGAAGGCCGCGGTGGTCCTGGCGGTCGGGCCGGTGTCTTTGCCGTCGTTGCGCGGCTGGCGGGAGCAGAGGATGCTCTCCATGTCGCTCTTCAGGACCTTGGCGGCGAGCGCCATCTGGTGGGCCATTTCGGAGCCCTTGCCCGCCGCGTCGGCCTCCTCCTGCGAGCCAGACACGGTCGCGTCGCGTTCCGAAATCTGGGTCACGTTGTTGCGGCGGATGGTCGGCTGGCTGGGCCCATTGGCGAGCGCGAAGCCTTCGACCTGGGCATTCGCAAGGTTAACCAGCGGCAAGAACTCAGTCTGCCAGTCGAAGATGCGGTTCTTGACGTTCCTTCTACGGATAGCCGACATGACCGGCGTGTCGAAGGGGTCAATGTTATAGATGGCGTTGCTGAGATCTTCGCGGTTTGCTTGAGCGTTGTAAGTGGTAAAGGCGTTCGTGACCTTGGGCACGGAGATGATCCTTTCGGGCAAGAGGGACTGTCTCCAGCGAATGCGCTGGACTGGTCTCTAGCCCGAACGGCTAGACTATGGGGTCTCCGGTTGAACCCGGACTTATTGGCGGGGCCGCAGCATCTGGGCGAACACCCCCGCCGCATCGTCCACGCGCCCGGTGGCCTGGAGCCGCCGCATCGCGTCGTTCATCGAGCGTTGCGCGCCGTTGCCGATGCGCGGCGCGGATCCTGGCTGGAGCGCGCCCTGGCGCTCCGGCTGCACCGGCAGGGGCTTGTTGCGCATCATGTTGTCGTACTTGGCCGCCTTGTTGAGGACGGTCAGCATGCGCTCGTCGTAGGTCGTGCCGATCTCGTCCTCGCTGAACCCGGCCTCCATCGCGGTCCTGCGCATGTAGCCGATGGCCTTGTCGAGGCTCTGCTGGTCGGTGAGCTTGTTCCTGGCGCGGAATTTGTCGAACTCGGCCCGCGCATAAGCGGCGGTGCGCTGGGCGTTGGCGTTGAACGCCTCCTGTTGCGCCTGGGCGCGGCGCTGACGGATCGCATTCAGCGTGCCGTAGACCTGCTTGTAGTTCGTTTCGAGCTGGTGGGCGGCGGCCGGGTCCTGCCTGTAGAGCTGCTCCCAGTCGGGCTCCTTGGGGATCAGCGCGGCGAACTCCTGCTCCTGGTTCTGGCAGAGCTGGATGTAGGCTTCGCGCGCGAGGTTGGCCTCCGCGCCGCGCTGGTCGATGGTCTTGGCGACCTCGACCATCTGCCGCATGCGGTTGTTGAACGTCTCCTCGCGCTGATAGCCGCGCAGGGCCTCGTTGAGGCTGACCTCTTTCTCTTCCCCGTCTACCTGGATTTTGTACCGGGGCGAGGTGTCCTCGCTGGCGTCCCCATCGGCGCCGTCCCCCTTGTCTGGTTTTTCAGCGTCTGGATCGGCATCGTCGGCTTCGCCGATCCGCTCTGGCGGCTGATCTTCGGCTGGCTCGTCATTGTCGTTGGCGGGGGCTGGAGCGCGTTTCGCGGGCTTCTGAGCGGGCTCCCCTTCTTCAGACCGGCCATCTGCAACTCTCCTCTCCTGTTCAAGCAAGCGGGGGTCCGCCCCGCCGTCGGAGGTGTCTCCGCGCTCGTCGCCTTCGATGTCGCGCGGCTGGAAGATCGCCTCCGGCTTGCCGGTGGAGACGAACCGCCCGGCCTGATCGCGCTGCCGCGTTGCCTGGGGGATCTCTTGCGCGAAGGCCTCGCGCGCCTCGTCGATGCCGTCAGGCGCCATGGCTGGCTCGCTGGGCGTCTACCCGGTAGTTGTCGAGCAGGTTGGCGAGGGCCGTCGGGATGACGTCGAGGGCGCGCAGGCGGGCCGCCAGCTCGTCCTGCCGCGCGTTGGCGTGCGGCAGCTCGACCAGCTCGTTGAACCACTGCTGCCGGAGCTGGAGGTAGACGTGGCCGAAGGCCTTGTCGGAGAGCAACGCCTTGGCGGCGGCCGAGAGTTCCCGCCGCTCGCTTAAGCTTTCGATCTTCGCTCTGTCGCTGCCCAGCGCCGACATCTGATCATCGGCAACCAAGTTGTCCCGGTGACAACTTCGCAGGTTGCTAAGATGAATACTGCGCATTTAGCCTTCCGGCAAGTCGCCGCCCGACGGCGTGGGCTTGGGCGCGGTGGCCTTGGCCATGTCGACGACGACCTGGGCCATGTCGACCCGATGGTCGAGGGCGAGCCCGGCCTCCTGCACCCGGATCTTCTCGGCCTCGTAGGCCTGCTGCTGGGCGAGCTTGTCGCGCCGGAAGGCCTCGTCCTGGGCCTGCTTCTGGGCGTTGAACTCATGGTCGCCCATCGCCTTGGCGGTCTGGCTCTTGACCCGCTCGTAGTTCGCGCGCGCGGCGATGGTCATCGCGTCGGGCTCCTTCGGCGCGCTCTGCATCTGCTGGATCACCTGCGGATCGGGGGTCTTGAAGTACCGCCCGACGTTCTTGATGTTAGCGATCTCCAGCATGTCGGTGATGGTGTTCAGCATCTCCGGGATGCCGACCACCGGGTTCTGCGGCCCGAATTGCTGGAACACCATCATCTGGTCCTGCTTGATCTGCTGCAGGGTCATCATTCTGACGGTGTCCGAACCCTTGCCGAGCGTCGGGTTGACCTCGACCGACATGTCGGCGTCGAACATCGAGGTGTGGTAGGTCTGCCAGCTGCCGTTGATGCGCAGGGTGCGCGACTGGTTCTCGTTCTCGACGATCTCGTTGAACAGGCCGTGGAACAGATCCCTGAAGCCAGTCTCGGCGAGGACCCGGGCCACCAGTTCGGTGCGCTCCTGCTGTCCGTTGATCACCGCCTCGACGCCGATCATGGTCGAGGATTGCAGGGCCTTCGGGTCGAGGCCGCGCGCCGCGTCGGAGAGGCCGGTGCGGCGCTGCTGGACGGCGTCGAGGTATTCGAGGACCGGCAGGGCCTGCTGGCCGACGAAGGGGGTGGTGGCGAATTGCACGGCGGCCGAGGGGTCGCCTCTGGTCCTGATCACCGCGCCCAGGTCGTCGTTGAGCGCGTCGTCGAGGTTGGTCACCAGCTCGTTGACCACCGTCTTGGGGTTGATGCTCTCGGCCAAGCTATCCAACACGCCGCGCGTCATGTTGGTCTTGATCCGCTGAATATCGACGGTCAGGTCGGCGATGCTGTCGCCGACCAGGGTGTGGGAGATCGGGTCGCAGCTGAAGAGAGCGAACTTGATCCGGTTGGCGGGCTCGTCGCGGACGATGGCGTGGGCCTCGCCCATGGTGCAGATGTAGCGCAGCTCCGCCACGCCATCGCCGTCGCTGTCGGCGCGGATGTACCACTCGCCGTACATCACGCCGTCGCCGACGCGGGTGGACATGCCCCGCCCCGGATTGCGGATCATCGCCTCCATGGTGAAGTTGTGCACGTCCTGCGTCTGCAGGTAGTTGGCGCAGAGGTCGCGCGGGTAGCCCATCTTGGTCAGTTCGTCGATGGATACGATGCGCTCATGGCCGACGATGCGCGACTGGGCGAAGGTCCTGGCGTAGCGGTCGAGGCGCATCTCCTCCGGCGGCACGCCCTCGACGCGGGTGACCGGCTTGTTCTGCCTGCCTTCGATGGTGACGTCGACGCCGCCGGTGTCGTTCTGGGCGAGCGAGCCGGGCAGGACGCTGGCGGTCGGGTCCTCGGCGAGCAGCATCTGGAGCTGCTCCATGGTGATGTTGACGAACTGCTTGCGCTTCGTCTCATGGGTGTTGTCGGTCCACCACTTGATGAAGCCGGTTTTCAGGGTGAGGCAGTCCTTGAACGCGCCGTAGAGGTTCAAAAAGCCCGCGTTGTCGTTCCAGAAAACATAGTTCACGTAATTGGTCGCCTGTTCGGCCATCTCCTCGTCGGCGGGCGAGCGGGGGACGAGGCTGACGACGTTCTCGGAGGCGGCGAAGATGCGGACCAGCGAGGGCAGCATCATCAGGATGGCGTCGCGCACGTCGGTGGAGACGAACGAGCTTTTCGATGGGCCCTCGGCCGGGCCGAGGATCTCCTCGTAGGTGGCGTTGGGGTCCTCGACGATCAGCGTGTCGCTGTAGGGGCCGGTGACGCCCATTGTCGGCAGCATGCCGTAGTAATATTTCTGTGCTTCGTCGCGCTTGGGCGCCAGCACGCTGTTCTCGTAATCGCGGCTGTCGGTGATCAGGGCGTGGATGAAATATTTGTAGGTGTCGGGATCGCCGGGATCGTAGGTTTGCGGCGTGCCGCTGCCGTCTTTGAAGGTGAACAGTCTCTCGATGGCCATGGGCCAACGCGCTCCTCGAAGGACCGACCGGCGGAAAGCCGGTCCCTCGGAGCGTCCCGAACCGGGGCGACCTTATCCTGAGTTCATAGGGCCTGTCATGCCCCCGATGATCGCGTGGCTCAGGAGCGAGCGGTCGAAGGGGGAGTACTGGCTTCGGCCGAAGTGGTGGCTCGCCGAGCCCGGTCCCTGACGAGCCACGCGGCGAGGAAGTCAACCAGACATTCGATTTGGCTCCGATTGACGACGACGTTCGCCTCTTCATCGCCCTTGTCGAGTATGGAAAGCTCCACTCGCGGCTCATCGAACTGGGGCTCGACGAGCAATTCCCTCACTTCCCCGCGCCCGCTCTCGGTCAGCATCAGTCTGGCGTGAAGGTAGTCGACATCCGGCGGCCTGCTCACACCAGCCCCCGGATCTTGCGCCGCATGGCGCCGCGCCTGAGCATCGAGGCGGAGAGGCCGGTGACGAGGTGGAAGCCGACGGCTGCGGTCTGGAAGGCGTCGGCGCCGTGCGAGTGCGGTCCTGGGCCGTGGACCGGCTGGCCCATCGCGCTCTTGTGGTAGCCGCGCAGCATGGCGAGGCCCACCTTGCAATTGTCGTTGTCGAAATAGGCCGAGCCGAGCATGGCGCGCGAGGCGTTGATGCCGTCCTCTTTCGAGCGGATGCGCGGCACGGTGACGATCGGCTCGTCGGCCGGGATCAGGCCGGAGAGGGTGGCGCGGCGCGACTTGGCGGTCGAGATTTCGCGCGCCTCGATGTCGTGCGGCAGGAGGTGGCACTGGTAGACGAAGCCGCCCTGGGCTTTCTTCGTCCTCAGGTGGCCCGCCCAATAGTCGAGGCCCTTGCCGACGCCCATGACGTAATCGACGAAGTGGACTTCGCGGCCGACGTTCTGCCAGCTCCAAATCGAGCAATAGTCGTGCACGCCGAGGTCCCATGCGGTGATGACCGGGCAGCTCAGATCGACTGGGACCTTGGTGACCCGGCCCTGCAGCGAGAGCGCGTTGAGGGCTTCGGCGAAGTAGGCGCCCTCGACCGGCGCGTCGAACGAGCATTCCATCTCGCGCGCGTATTCGTCGGGGCTCATGTCCTGGGTGAGTTCGGCCGCCTCGGCGTAGCTCAAGGCCTCCTCGCCGGTTTCCGACAAGGGGATCAGGAACACATCCCAGCGAGGATCGTCCATGGCGCGCAGGCGCAGCGCGTTGAAGTGGTCGTCGCCGTTCGACGTTCCGCTGACGATGGCGAAGCCGCGATAGTCGGCGAGGCATGGCCTGACGACGGTCGAGAACACGGTCTTTTGCAGGAGCGGATATTCGTCGAGGACGATGCCGTCAAAGTACATGCCGCGCATGCGCTCGTAGGCGCTCATGCCGCCGTAGAGCTTGATGATCGCGCCGTTGTGGGGAAGCACGATGGCGAGTTCGCCTTCGAGAAAGCGGACGCCGTCGATGGGGGCGGTGTACTGTTTCAGATAGCTCCAGACGAGATCCTTGGCCTGCTCGAACGAGGGGCCGACGTAGCCGTAGCGGGGCGGCGGCCACTGCCTGCCGTTGAGGTAGGCGGCGCGGACCAGATGGTTGGCGAGCGCCACCGTCTTGCCTGCCCGGCGGTGGGCGCAGACGAACATCCACCGCTTTTCCGAGGCGTGCAGCTTGAGGAAGTGGCGGCGCGGCCGGTAGGGGATGGTGAGCGGCGAATTGTCGTTGGCGTGGGTCTGGTTGTCGTTGGCGAAGGTCATGCGGCTGGCAGGAGCTTGAGGGCGGCGTCGCGCATGCGCTGAAGCTCCGCGACGCCCTCCGGCCCATCGTGTTTGGTCGCCGTGTCGAGCAGGAACGGGTAGCCGCTATCGATGGACGCCAGGACCTCGGCGCGGGTCGCCTGACGGCCTTCGGCCCACCAATCGATGCGGGTGGGCTCGCCCAGGCGGAACAGGTAGCCGTCGAGCGCCTTGAACGGGCTCACGCTCCTCGTCTCGTAGAGAGCGACGCAGCCGGGGTTGCGGTCGAGATGGATGCCCGCTATCGGCGCCCGCTGATCGGGCAGGTCCTTCTCGTTGCGGCGCATGCGGGGCCTGGTCAGGAACGGGCAGGCCTTGGCGGCGAACTCGGCGCAGTCGCGGTGCGACGGGGGCTCGCTGGTCACCCGGTTGATGACGCACATCGGGCCGATCACGCAGACCCGATGCACGCCCATTTGTCCGCCGCAGATCCAGCAGCGCCCTTGCCGGTAGGCGGCGACGAGCTTGGCGGGGCTGATGATGCGGAAGTCGGGCTTGTCGTTCTCCCAAAGGACGAACCAGGGCGCCGGGAAGCCGCGCTCGTCGCGCTTGAGGAGCTTCACGCGGTCTGGCATGGCGGGCAGGGCCACGGTCATCGCTCCTCCTCGACCGTGCCTTCGATCATCGGCGGCTCAGGCCGGCCAGAGCCGGTCGAGGGGGCTTCCGGGGGGAGCCATGTGAGGGTGAGCGCGCCGCCCTGGCGGGGCATTTTGAGTTCGAGATCGCCAGCGTGATGGAAGCCGCGCCGCTGGGCTGGCCGGGTCTTGAGGAACTCCTTGGCGGCGGCGATCTGGTTGGAGAAGTGGTCGTCGTCGTCGAGGCCCTTGAACAGGACGGAGAGGGACTGGTCGACGCCGCGCGCGATCACCTCGTCGAGGGCGCGGCGCAGGGGTGGGGTGTTCATGATGAAGATGCGCAGGTCCTCGCTGTCGGCGTTGAGGTCGTCGGCGATGGCGCGCACATCGCCCTTGCGCATGATGATCATCGGGCGAAGCGCGTCGGGATCGAAGTCGGTCACGCCGCCCTCTCCTTGATCTGCGTGGCCTTGGTGCCGCGCATGCGGACTTCGACGAGGCCGTGCAGGGCGCAGCTCTTGCGGTTGCGGTTGTTGTAGGCCTTGGTCGCCAGCTGCTGGCCGATCCAGTGGACGTCGATCTCGACGTCGACGTCGATCTCGACCCTCTGCCGGGTCTTGTTGTCCCAGACGACGACGTTCCTCAGGGTGCGCGTTTCCTTCATCGCTTGCGGCCTTTGTTCAGCCTCATGCTCAGGCGGGGCTCTTCGGTGTCGCTGGTCGGCGGGGGCATGGTCGAGCCGCGCGCGACGTCTGGGCGGAACTCATTGTAGACCCTGCCCTGGAGGTTGGGCGCGCGGTCCTGGGGGTTCTTGCCGGGCGCCTGGGATGTCGATCCGCGCTCGTAGCGGCTGGCGTTGCCTTTCGGCGCCGAGGCCATCTTGCCGCCCTTGGCGGGCGGGCTCTTGCTGGTGAATTTGGCCATGGGCTCAGTCTCCTCGGTTCGCCGCCCACACCTGGGAGCGGCTGGGGACGCAATTGCACCAACCGTCGAACACGCTGGCCGGCTGCGCGCCGAGCATGCCCTGGTATTGGGCGAGCTGCTGCGCCAGGGCTTGGCTCGCCGCTGTGCCATACATGGCATTGGCGTAGGCGTGGGCCTGCTGCTGCGCCAGGGCCTGCTGGGCCTGCTGGTTCGCCAGGGCCTGATACTGCTGCGCCTGCTGGTGCATCGCCTGCTCGACCGGCCAGCGCATGGCGCGCGCCTGCCAGTCGTCGCGCTCGCGCTCGAGCCCGGCGATCCTCGCCTGCAGGGTATCGCGCTCGCAGCGGCTCTGGATGGCGATGCGTTGGGCCTCGTCCTTCCAGTGCGCGGCGACGAGCTTCTGGAGGTGGAGATCGCGTTCGAGCCTCAAGAGTTCGCTGCGGTCGATCTCGCGCTCGGTCTTGGGACGGACGGCGGGCATGAGCGCCAAGAGGGCGCCGATCAGTGCGGTGACGGTCATTGCAACCTCTCCCTTCCATCGATGATGTCGTCGGCGCCGATCCCTGACTGGGCGGCCTTGAGGGCGGCGTCGATCATAGGCACGGCGTCGCCGGGTTCAACATTGGAGATCACCGCGCCTATGCCGTCGCGGCCGAACAGGAGGAACACGAAGCGCATGTCGGCTTCCTCGACGATGCGGGCCGCCGCGCTGCAGGCGTCCTGCTGCTCTTTCGTCAGCCGGGTCCAGCCGCTCATGGCGCGGCCTCGTCGTCGGGGTGCGGGCCGACCGTCTCGCCATTGATGCGCGATGCGACGCGCGAGAGGCGGCCCCTGGCCACGCCGACGTAGAAGCTGAACGCCTCGCGCGAGCGCGGCCCCCTACCGACCATCGCCTCCTGCAGGGCGTGGCTGGCCTTCATGAGCGCCCCGATGGCCTGCTCGACGTCCTGCAGGTTCGACTTGTCGTCAATCGCCATGGCGCGCGGTCCTCTCATATCCAGCTCTCGACGATCTGCGGCTCGTCGCCGTCGTCGCGGCAAAGCTTGACGAGGCCGGCGCGTTCGAAGGTCGAGCGGATATGTTCGAGCCCGCCCTCGACGATGTCCATGGTCGGGCGATGACCGCCGGCCCCGCCTTCGTGCCTCCTGGCGATGAAGCCGTCGGGGCAGTCGAGGGGTTTCTCGTAGATCGTCCACACGCTCATGAGGCCGAGTTTCATCGCCCGGGCGTTGGCCATCAGGACCTTGAAGGCGGGGTCGTCGATCATTTGCGCCGCTCCAGCCGTTTCAACATCGTCGCGTGTTGGATGATCAGCTTGGCGAAGGCGAGCGCGTGATCGGGCGGCAGGCCGATCCAGGCGATCTTCTTGTTGAAGTCGATCCGCACGACGCCTTTCTCCTGGCTGATCACGCATTTGAGCGCCCCCTCGTCGTTTTCATTGAGCTTGCCGCGAGGGAACCAGCCGGTCGGGCTGGGGTCGTCGCTCATTTGGCGTCCTCCCTGGCGGCGTCCTTCTGGGCCTTTCGCTTCCTGCGCCACTCCTTCATGTACTTTCGCATGTAGGCCTTCTTCCACGCCCTCTCGTCGAACGACGCCGGGGGCCGCTCGCGCTTCGGCGCTTTCGTCTTGATCATCGGCCGTCTTCCTTCCACGACCCAAGCCCGCTAGAAATGATGAGCTGGCTTATCCGACTAATGTAAGAGGTCTAACGATGATCACAGCGGCGTTACTTTACGTTAGACCTCTTACATCTCCTCCCGCACCCGGCGTCTACTGTAAAGGGTCGAGCATTCGCGCCGTCACCTCCCCAAATGTGTTGGACTGGGGCCTACAACAGCACTCAATGTCGCCTGTAACGATCTAAGTGATTGACCTCTCGTCACGCGCCATAATCAGCTTATCCACAGCCTCGGCCCTGACCTCAGGAAAGGCATGCAGGATCTCCATAATCACCTCAACCTGACGCGGCACCGGACGCTCGCCCCGCAGCCACCGCCTGAGCGTCACCGGATCGACCCCCAGAAACCGCGCCACAGCCGCATAATGCGCCGCCCGACCCTCCCGCCGCTGACGCCGCAGACAATCCTCAAGCAAAAAACGCAACCGCTCAGGGGTCATTTGCAGCCCCTCCCTATCCCCGGCGGCGTTGACCTCGCCGCACAGGGGCTAACACTCTACCCGCTACGCCGACGGCGCAAGCGGCGCATTTACCGGCGATGGCCCCTCTCGCATAATCGATGCATGGTCAAGAAACGCCCGGAGCCAGAGCGGATCGCCATCCCCATGCCTGAGGACCTCGTCAGACGCATCGACGAGTTCCGCTGGCAAAACCGCCTGCCGTCACGCGCCGCAGCCATCCGCCAGCTCGTCGAAGAAGGCCTCAAGCCGAAACCGCAGAAGCCTTAGCCGCAGCTCGCCGACGCCGCATGTACACGCGCATGTAGGCTTTATGGTAGGCGTTACGGTCGAACTTAGGCGCCTCCCCAAGCCCAAACCGAAGCCGGGCCTCCAACGCCGCTACCCGAACCCGCAAGTCCTCCAAAAGCGCATCCCGGTCCAGATCATCCCGCCCAGCAACCCCATATTGCCGCGCAATGCTCATGTTAAACCTCGTTAGTCTTACGCCGGAATGCAGTAAGCCTAACAAGGTTTAATAGTATTGCTAGCTCTTACGCACATGGCGGGGGTGTAGTCTGGGAATGGGGCGGGCGCGAGGATGGGATCCCCCCTCCGGGGCCCCCCCCGTAACAACCACCCATAGGGGGGGTCTTTTCCGTTCCTCAGAAAGGTAGGGCAGGGTCCCCTTGTTCGGGTTGCATCAGGCGACCAAACCTGCCGACAGCCGGGCTGGCTCACGTAACCTGTTGAATGTGCTGCGGTTTTATTCTTCAATTCCGCATTGGCGCGTAAGCCGTTGATATTGCTAGGTTGTACTCCCGCACCGTGCGGGATTTCGCCGTGTGATGCAATGCGCGCATGGCTCGCGTGGATCAAGTCGGTTGTGGCTCGGTTGCATAGGGTTGCATCGCTACGATCCACAGCCATTGGCTTACCCGGAATGGCACGGCGCAGGCCCAGCCGTCAAGAGCCGCCATCGCGGACTTGGCTCAGATTACGGCTGATCCGAAGATAAGAAGTACGCGCAAGTATAGTCAATGATGTATACTTGGGGCAACCATTGTGACGTAACTATAAAACCTCAACGATTACAGCAGGTTATATGTGATAAGCCGGAGGCGCCTGTCCCACGTGCGGCCTCCTGTTATCCGTCAGAGGCCGCGATCTCTGGCTTGTTTGGTTCTCAGCATGAGTTTTGCTGCGTTCATGCGGCGTTGAGGATCATCGCTATCCAATGCGGCGAGTATGATGGTTTGGGCCTTATCGAGGGCTCTTTGCAGGCTCTCTCGGCTGTTGGCTCGCCAGATGGGTGTGAGATCGATGAGCTGCTTGGTCTCGGCGTATGGCTGATGGGTCGTCATCGTATCGTCCTCGTCGGCGCGCTCTCTGGCGTCCTGGTAGGCGATCTGATGCAGCCTGAGTTCGATCATCCGTCGGCGCATGGCCTCCCGCAGGTTCCAGCTATTGTAGACCTGCTGCGCTTTGCCTCGCCATGAGCTTGGCGCGGGCTTGAGCCTGAGCGGCTCCTTGGTTTCGAGCTTGGCGATCAGCGCGTCGAGATGCCTGTCCTTGGCCCTCCTGCGGGCTTCACGGCCGAAGGCGTAGCGGCTCGCGTGCTTGATGTTGAGCTTGTCGCAGCAGCGGGTGCAGAGCGGCGCGTCGTCGATCAGGTAGAGCTTGCCTGCGAGCTTGGCGCATTTCGGGCAGATGAAGAAGGACCAGCCGCCGCCGTACTTGAGATGCGTGTGGCCGACGCCGATCAGCTTGGTCTTGCCGTTGGGGAACGGGATGAGCGCCTGACGTTTGGCCGGATCGATCACCCCTGAGGCGCGGAAGCGCGACACGCGGACATGCTCGAACTCCTCGAAGAACCGTCTTGTGTCCGCGTCGGCGAGCCGCTTGCCCATGGGCCGGAAGGATAGCGCGTTCGCGGGCGCGAATGAAGCGAAAAGCTCTCGATGCGTAAGAGGTTGTCACGGGGCTAGCTTTGTGGGTAGCGTTGGCTCAGGCCAAGGGACGGGGAGAAATGGCCATGGCGCATGAGCCGAAAGGCTTCACCTACAAGAGCTACAACTTCATCGACAAGGACCCGATCATCGACGAGATCAGGACCGTCTACCAGGCGAGCGGCGCGAATTATCAGTGGATCAGCGAACATTCGGGCGTCACCCCCACCACGCTCTCCAACTGGTTCTCAGGCGCGACCAAACGGCCGCAGGCCGCCACCATCAACGCCGTCCTGAGAGCGCTCGGCTACAAGCTCGGCATCACGCCCTATGAGCAGATCGAGCCTGTCCACATCGTCCCGCCGATGCCCCAGCCCAGGCCGCGCATCGAGCCGATAACGACGACGTGCCGCGTCGTCAACATGGCCAAATATTGGAAGGCGCGGTGATGCCGGTCAAATTCAAGATCGGCTTTCAGATCGACGCCGAGACGCTGTTCTCCATCATCGCCAAATTCATTCCGCTCGACAACCTCACGGTCGAGGAAGTGTTCGAGCGCCCGCACGGCGAACGGGCGCAGCCCAGGCTCGCCGCAACGCCGCGCCTCATGGGCGCGATGAAGCGGACGAGCGAGCGCCCGCGCGCCAGCCTTAGGACCAGCTTCGCCGAGGGCATGAATGGCGTGATCCTCGGCGCCTTCGACGATGGCGAGCCGCACAGCTATGGCGAACTCAAGCGCCTGATCAGCGCGGCTGGCTATTCCGGCAGCGGCATCGGCTCGCGCATCGCGCGATTGGTCGAGGTCGGCGCGCTCACCCGCACAGGCGTGGGCGCGTACGCTAGGGGCAAGACGCCGTGAACGGTCGACGCATCAGCGACAACGAGATCATCGCCGCCTATCGCGCGATGCAGGCCAACTCGCATGCGCGCTTCTTCAGGTTCGTGATGTTGCGCCTGCCGCGCCCAATCGCGCAGCGGGTCGTCACCATGATGATGCGCCGCACCTACAAGCTCGCCATGACCCGCTACCGCTGGACCAAGGCGGATTTGGACGCGTGCTTCGAACACGTCGAACGCATGCGGAGGCAACGCCAATGATGCTCACCCTCGGCATTTGGCTCTGCGCGGCGGGCGCGAGCGCCTGCGCGCTCGCGGTCGTCCTGTTCATGCGCCAGAACCGGCGCATCGTCACCACCCTGGAGGCGCAGATCGTCGGCCTGGGCGAGACGTATCAGCTGGGCATCGAGGTCCTGGACGCCGACATCGAGCAGCTCAGGACGCGCGTCAAGGGGCTGGAGGAGCGGAGGGACGAGCCATGAGCGATCCGATCATCCACGACCCAGGCAACACGGACAGGCTCGACGAGGTCTATGTGTTCATGAGCATCGACGAAGAGGGCCGGAACGGCATCGTCGCCTCGATCCTGCCGGAACTCGGCTCGACGCCGCTCGTCACCGGCTCGCGCATGGCCGCCAAGGCGATGAAGCCGCTCGCCCAGGAGATCGCCAAGCTCACCGGCAAGCCGGTCGGCCTCTTCCGCTTCACGCGCGATGCGCAATTGTGGCAGACCGAGCCATGAGCGACGAGGAAGAGGCCGACGAGGTCATGGCCCTGGTGAAGGCGGTGCGCCCGCTCTTCGCCGGCAAGCCCGGGCATGTGCAGGGCGCGGCGCTCGCCGATCTGCTCGCCATGTGGCTCGCCGGCCATGTGCTGATCGGCGATCCGAAGGAGACGAAGCGGATGCGCGAACACATGCTCAGGCTCCATGTGACGGGGGTGCGGGCGCTGATCGACATCAACTACAAATTGAGGGTCGAACCCCAACTCAAACGAGCCACCCAATGAGCGGCGACCCCGACGCATGAGCGGGCGCTACATCCTGGTCGGTCATGAGGCGGCGCCTGAGCCCGATCTGCTGAAGTGGGCCAAGTGGTTCGACACGGCCGACCGCTGCGTGGCCGACACTCGCCAGGACGACGTGCGGGTGTCGACGGTGTTCCTGGGCCTCAACCATGGCTTCGGCCACGGCCCCCCGCTCCTGTTCGAGACGATGGTGTTCGTCAACGGATCAGGCGTCGACGTGGAGCGTTACGCCACCTGGGACGAGGCCGTGGAAGGCCACCAGCGCATGGTGATGCGGGTGT